CCTGCATCACTTATTCCAAATACCTTGCCTCTATTCATTCGAGCAAATCCAAGAGGAACGGGCTTTGAATTGTTTGCAGTTGTAAATGATACTATGCGACAAGCAATACAAAATTATGCAAATGGAGTAGCCACAGGACCTTTCGTCGCCAATGGACAAGTTGTACCAGTACCATTTAATAATATCGTTACAACATTTATGACAAATATGTTAAATTTATTTTTTAATGTATCGTCATTCAATCAACTCATCAGTTCATGGGATACATCAAATGTTCGAAATATGGATGGTATGTTTCAAGGTGCTACTTCTTTTAATCAACCTTTATGGGCTTGGAATGTATTAAGTGTTACAGTAAACAGACCTCCAGTTAATTTTAGCGCTTTTTCAGCTCTTAATAATAACCCTGCAAATCAACCAAGTTGGTTTTTAACTCTTTTACCAAATGGAGTAACAATACGATATACCGGTGCTGCTGCAAATGTTCCTGCAACTACACCACTATTCATACAAGCCAATCCAAGAGGAACTGGAATGGAATGGTTCGCGGTGGTGAACCAAAGCATGTGGCAGGCAATACGAAATTATGTAATAGGGACTGATACTACTACATTTCGTCCACCAGGTCAACCAACACCTGTTCCATTCAACAATATTGTTACGACACTTATGACGGATATGATTCATTTGTTTATGGATGCGAATAATTTCAATCAACCCATAGGTGCATGGGATACATCGCGAGTTACGAATATGAGTGGTATGTTTTCAGAAGCTAGATCTTTTAATCAACCTATAGGTAACTGGGATACATCACAAGTTACAAGTATGGAAATTATGTTTCTTCGTGTTATAGGTTTTAGACAACCTATAGGTGCATGGAATACAAGTAGAGTTACTAATATGCGGTCTATGTTTTCTGAATCTTGGGCGTTCAATGAACCTATCCATAACTGGAATACATCAAATGTTACAGATATGGGCGGTATGTTTCGGGATGCTATTAGTTTCAATCAAAATATAGGTGCATGGGATACATCACGGGTTACAAATATGCGTATTATGTTTTCAGGTGCTAGAGTTTTTAACCAACCTATAGGTAACTGGAATACATCTCAGGTTACAAGTATGGATAGTATGTTTCTAAATGCTACAGCTTTTAACCAACCTATAGGTAACTGGAATACATCACAAGTTAGGGACATGACAGGAATGTTTCAAAACACTACCTCATTAAACCAAGCATTATGGACATGGAATGTATCAAATGTTACAACGAGACCTCCGGTTAATTTTAACACCGGTTCGTCTCTTGTTCTTGCAAATCAGCCAAGTTGGTTTTTAAGTCTTGCAGCAAATAGAGTAACAATCCGTTATACAGGTCTCGAGGTAAATGTTCCTACTGGCTCACCTCTATTCTTTCAAGCAAATCCAAGAGGATCAGGTGTTGAATGGTTTGCTGTTGTAAACGATACTATGCGTGCAGCAATTACCAATTATGCAGTTTCTCCAAATGTAACTTCAGCAGCTTTTACTCCACCAGGTCAAACAACATCTGTTCCGTTTAATAATATCGTTACAACGCTTATGACAAATATGGTTTTTTTGTTTGGTGGTTCTGGAAATTTTACTCAACCTATCAATTCATGGGATACATCGCGGGTTACAAATATGGATGGTATCTTTCAAAGTGCTAGTAACTTTAATCAACCTTTATGGGCTTGGGATGTATCAAATGTTACAGTAAACAGACCTCCGGTTAATTTTAGTGTTTTTTCTCCTCTTAATAATAGCCCAGCAAATCAACCAAGTTGGTTTTTAATTCTTTTACCAAATGGAGTAACAATCCGGTATACCGGTGCTGCTGCAAATGTTCCTGCAACTACACCACTATTCATACAAGCCAACCCAAGAGGAACTGGATTGGAATGGTTTGCTGTTGTAGATAATAGGCATCGACAAGCAATTACTAATTATGCAAATGGAACTACCGCACCTTTTATACACCAAGGACAACTTGTTCCATTCAACAATATTGTTACGACACTTATGACGGATATGAGTACTATGTTTATTGGTGCAAATACATTTAACCAACCTCTCAATTCTTGGGATACATCGCAAGTTACGAATATGGATGGTATGTTTAACGGTGCTTCTGCTTTTAGTCAACCCATCAATAATTGGGATACATCGCTAGTTACGAATATGACTAATATGTTTGTTGCTGCTAGTAATTTTAATCAACCTATAGGTAACTGGAATACATCGAGCGTTACGAATATGAGTGGTATGTTTTCAGATGCTAGATCTTTTAATCAACCTATAGGTAACTGGAATACATCGAGTGTTACAAATATGGTACAAATGTTTGCTCACGCTACTATTTTTAACCAACCCATAGGTAACTGGAATACGAGTAGGGTTACGACTATGCGTGCTATGTTTAATACCGCACAAGCATTTAATCAACCAATTGGTTTGTGGAATACAAGTAGAGTTACTAGTATGGAAGGTATGTTTAGTGGTGCTAGAGATTTTAGACAACCCATTGGTTCATGGGATACATCACAGGTTACAAATATGTCTAATATGTTTAATAATGCTGCAGCTTTTAATCAACTCATTGGCAACTGGAATACATCACAGGTTACAAGTATGGATAGTATGTTTCTAAATGCTACAGCTTTTAACCAACCTATAGGTAACTGGAATACATCACAGGTTACAAATATGTCTAATATGTTTAATAATGCTGCAGCTTTTAATCAACTCATTGGCAACTGGAATACATCACAGGTTACAAATATGGCTGAAATGTTTAGTAGTGCTGCTAGTTTTAATCAACCCATCGACAACTGGAATACATCACAGGTTACAAATATGACTAGTATGTTTAGTGGTGCTACCAGGTTTAATCAACCCATTGGCAACTGGAATACATCACGGGTTACAAATATGGCTGAAATGTTTAGTAGTGCTGCTAGTTTTAATGGAAATATTTCTGGATGGAATACAGGTGCTGTTAGAAGTATGTTGAATATGTTTCGACGTACTAATTCTTTTAATCAACCTATAGGTAATTGGAATACATCACAAGTTACATCTATGGAAGGTATGTTTAATGGTGCTAGTGCATTCAATCAACCTATAAATAACTGGAATACATCACGGGTTACGACTATGCGTATTATGTTTCAGGATGCTACGGTATTCAATCAACCCATGCGCTTCTGGAATACATCACAGGTTACGAATATGTTTAGTATGTTTAATGGTGCTAGAGCTTTTAATCAACTTATAGATATGTGGAATACATCACGAGTTACGGATATGTCTAATATGTTTAATAATGCTGTAGCTTTTAATCAACCCATTAATACAAATACAAATAGAACAGAATGGAATACAGGTAGTGTTACAAATATGTCTAATATGTTTAATGGTGCTAGTGCTTTTAATAGAAACCTGACAAGATGGAATACATCACAGGTAACGAATATGAGTGGTATGTTTGAAAATGCTGTTAATTTTAATGAAGGTATAGGTACATGGGATACATCACGGGTTACAAATATGGGTTTTATGTTTAGGGGTGCTCATGCATTTAATCAACCTATAGGTACATGGGATACAGCACTAGTTACAGATATGTTTAATATGTTTCATGGTGCTACTAATTTTAATCAAAATGTAGGTAACTGGAATACATCGAGAGTTACAAATATGGCAGCAATGTTTTTTAATACTAGAAATTTTAATAATGGAAATACTCCCGCTGTTGCTACATGGCAACGTAATTTAATGAATTGGAATGTATCAGCAGTTACAAATTTCACTAGTATGTTCCGGGATTCAGCATTTAATGTCAATATATCTCAGTGGACGATAAATACTGTTGCTTTTTGGGGATTTAGATTGGGTAATCGTGGTAATGGGGGTACTCTATTACGAGATGAATTTACGCCATCTCGTATATTAAATTCACCTGGAAGGGGATCACCGTAGTAATACATCAACAACAACAATTCAAACAATACCTCCCCAACAGTAACACAAATACCTCTACAAAAATAACAATATTTCAAATAATAATATAAAATGTTTAGTTTATATTATTACTACAAGCAATGCAACAAGAATCGTCTTCTTCTTCTGACCTATCTAATCCCTCTAATCCCCCAAAAAAACTATTACCGTTCCAAAAAACAAAAGAAGAAAGAAGTTCCGATATAAAGCCAATAATACAAAAATTAAACGAATTAGAGCTGAATACATCTTATCCTGCTGTTAAACGCCTATACAAAGAGATTGGTGAATATGTAAAAGACGGTGAATCACGCAAAATCAATATTGCTTTCCCCGAAGTGAAGCGACGTATTAAAGGGTTCTTGTCGGATGATACACGCAAAGAAACATGGGTGAAACTAGAAGCAGATGATTAATTTTTTACACCTTAATTTTTCTTATCAATCTGTATTTCTTTTCCAAGATTTTTTAATATTTTTCGCTCGTAGTTATCGTAGTTTTCAATAGGTTCGCAAATCGAACGCACCATTGTCAAATAATCCAGCTGTTTTCTTTCGGTTTCCATCCAGTCAGGATTGTCGATTGCCCACTGTTGTAACGCAGTTCGCTCCTTATCCGCTATTTTTACAATCGTATTTTTCATCATCTCGTGATTCTCATCTTTGCACCACTTGTCTTCATCTTTGATATACATAATGTCACGTTTTATATCTGTACAATGAATTGGACGTTTGTAAATGTCCAACTCTTTGAGTCTTTTTATCATCACATCAGTAATCCCGCGCGATATCCCATTCGTCTTTGAAAATAGTAAATCCTCAAGCGTTATCTTCAGCGAATCAATAAAGTCGGAGATATTCAGTGCATCTTTGCAGTGCTCGTTTAAAAAAACATTGAGATTAAAATTGTTCGTCGTATTGTTCGTTGTGTTATTGTTATTTGTCGTGTTACCTATTTTCGGTATAATTGTTATAATTTGTTCTTGTTGTTCTTTAATCTGTTCTTGTTGTTCTTTAATAACTTTCATCATCTCTTCGCTATTCTTAATCAATGCCATAAACATCTCGCTTGTTATTGTAACATGATTACTAGAGGATAAAATAGTATTTTTTTCATTGTCGTTTTCTACAATAACATCACTGTCTTTTTTTATAAGTAATGACGATGATTTACATTTTTTTTCATGATACCATAAACTAGTTCTTGCCGTGTATTCTTTATTACAGTTTTTACATGTAAAAGTAGTAGACGGCGTAAAATCTTGTTCTATATGACCCTTGTTTGTTCTATTTTTGTGTTTACGTGTCATCAAGTGACGGTCATAATCACTCTGCTTACAGCATTTAAAGTCACATAAATTGCAACAAAAATTTTCGGCGTAATTCGGCGTAATTTTCATTCTATTTTATACTATAGGTATAGAATATATTTTACGCCTAAATCCTTTTCACAAAATATATAAAAATCTCAAAAAAATTATCGTCACAAATTTTCAAACTTAAAAATGCGATTTAGAGCATTATGGTCTGAGTGATGAAATCGATGTTTTTTTCACATTTCTACCCCCGGTTTTCAAAAATGGACAAAAATAAATGTCCAATTTTGAAAAGAGGCCTCCGAGAGTTGAAATTTTCATACATCGATGTTATTAAACTATTTTACTCCATTTCACCAAAGTTTCTAATTCTTTTTATCTACTTGTATTTCTTTTCCAAGATTTTTTATTATTTTTTTCTCATAGTTGTTATAGTTTTCGATGGGTTCACATATTGAACGCATCATTGTTAGGTATTCAAGCTGCTTTCTTTCCGTTTCTATCCAGTCTGGATTATCTATTGCCCACTGTTGTAACGCAGTTCGCTCTTTGTCTGCTATTTTTACAATCGTATTTTTCATCTTCTCGTTACTATCATCTTTTAGCCACTTGTCTTCGTCTTTTATATACATGATGTCACGTTTTATATCCGTACAATGAATAGGGCGTTTGTAAATATCCAATTCTTTTAATCCTTTTATTAAAACATCGGTTATACCGCGCGATATACCGTTTGTCTTTGAAAATAGTAAATCCTCCAATGTTATTTTTAACGAATCTATAAAATCTGATATATTTAATGCGTCCTTACACTGCTCATTCAAAAATACATTCAGGTTAAAATTGTTATTCATCGTATTATTAGTTGTATTATTGGTATTATTAGTTATGTTACAGATTTTCGGTATTATACTATTCAACTGCTCCTGTTGTCCTTTAATTATTTTCATCATTTCTTTATTGTCATTTATCAATTCTATAAACATATGTTTAGTTATTATTATTTTATTGTCTGAGCATATATCATCTTCAGTCATTTCATATTTTTCTTTATTATCTTGCTCGACATATAGCGAAGAATGACCGGGTGTATTGACGACAATACATGTTCGCTTATGCTTTGATAAACTCGAATGATGGTTATATTTGTTACCACATATGCAAACAAATATATTAGAATTTGGACCGGCGTTTTTTTTTGTAGCACCTTGTAGTCGTTTATGCTTGATGGTCACAACGTGTCTATCATAGTCACTTTGTTTACAGCATTTAAAGTCACAATTTTCGCAGACAAAAAGCGGCGTTTTTTTGGCGTTTATTTTGTTAGCCATTTATATATATATAGACTACATAAAAAACGCCTAAAACCTTTTCATACAATATGTAAAAAAATGTTGAAAAATTATGGTAACAAATTTTCAATCTTAAAAACACGATTTAGAGCATTATGGTCTGAGTGACGAATGCAATGTTTTTTTCACATTTCTACCCCCGGTTTTCAAAAATGGACAAAAATAAATGTCCAATTTTGAAAATCCAGCTTTAGATTTGAAAAAAAGAAACATCATTCACTTCTTCAGCGTCCGCCCTCCCAATTCCGCGGGGTTACCTTTATGCTGTGGTTGGCGATGCAAGGGTGTGGTCACGTGGCGACCATAATGCTGCGAAACTAAAAAAGTGATAAAAATGGGTGAAAAATATGGTAAAATAGGTAGTTTTTGGTGGGGTATTCTTTTGATGTCCTTTTTCGGGGGAAGTCGTTTTTGAAAAACATGTTTGCCACTTTTTTGACCATTGTGCAAAAAACCTTGCCCACCCACCGCTTGCAAACTATGTTGCTCCATCTCACCGAAAAATGTAATACGTTATAGTTGATAAAAAAAACAATTGGAATAATGTAACGATATAGTTTTGCATAAAAGATGTCATGTACTTTAACTTTAGAAAAAGAGACTGTCAAGGAAAAAAAAAGTTCATCTAAAAATAGAAAAAAGCTTAAAATGATAAAGGATAGTGCAATTCGAAAGTTTTGCATGTATTTGTATAAAAAATTTAATTTAAAAGACGTACAAGAAAGCACATTTTATCGTCATGTACATGACACATTTATTTTTTTAGTTTCTTTTATAGCATTATTTAGTATGAATTTAACACATATGTTTGTTCTTTTTATAGTTGTTTCATTTGATGCTTTTGCAATAATTGTTAGACACGGATGCCCGTTAACGGCATTAGAACGAAAGTATATTAAGCGGTCGTCGTGTGATGACCGTGATGAGTTATTGGGTGCGCTTGGTATATCCTATAACTGTAACCATGAATATGAGAAACAGGTGGAGTTGCTTATCAATGTGTGGTTACTTGTTGCTGCAAAGTGTATGTGCATTATAGTAATGAAGATGTTTAATATCAAACTGTTCAACTATAATAACATATACTCGAATGATTAAATATATGCAGTCACTGAATATATGCAGTCACTGAATATATGCAGTAATATAATATAGGTTTATCATTATATAACACCATATTTTTGTACTAGTATAATAAAGTTATATAAGTTATAAATAAATCCAATAATTATATTACTAGAAAATGCAAATTGTACGAAGGTGGGTAATTTATAATGTAAAAGAATATACAAAAAAATTGGATACATTATAGTTAAATTATAAAGACGATGTACTTGTCTTTTACCGTGTTCTGTTATGAAATATTTTAAGTACCTATGTTTTTTTTGTATATATTTATTTTTTAGTAAATACACATATCCGTTAAATGCAATATTTAATATACCTGTTATCAACATAAAATATTTTAAAAATATATTTTTTAATAATAAAGAGACATAAATCTGTAAAGGACCTGTTATAAATATATCTAATATACGCACATCATTACTATTACACCTTTTCTCATTTAAAACGCCCATTTTATATTTTATATTTTATATAATATATGTAAAATATTATATTATTTCGTTGTATAAGTTAAATATATAAACATATAAATATAATTAAAAATAGTAAGAATTAAATATTAAGTATTATAAGTAAATATTAAATATTATAGTTAAGTAGATATAATTAATTATTAGAATATAGATACAATGGATTTTATATTAGAAAAAGCGAATCATATTATAAATATTTCATTGAATGATTTACATAAATTTTTGAATATATTTTTCAGACCGAATTTATCGGAAAACATAAAAGTAGTGAATAGTTTGAAGAAAAATGCACCCTCGTGGATACTAATACTAAGTACTATTTCTATCATTTCTTATCCGAATATATTTTTAGGAGTACTTACATTTTTCGTTTTTATATTCATTGCTTATTTTTTTCATGTAGTGGCGCATGTTCATAAAAATATTTTTTCTATCGTTCATCATTATCATCACGAAAATGATAATTTCTTCTCGCATTTTATTCAGATACTATTAGAGTTATCGATACCGTATCCGTTTGTAATAGTAACGTATTTTTTTGGAGTAAAAATATTGGACCCATGGATAATTCTTTATTTTATGTTGTTTTATTGTTCAGTTCATAACATTAATTATTCAATATTCAAAGTAAATGGCGTACACCGCTTACATCATACAGAAGTGAATTTAAATTTTGGACCGGATATATGTGACGTAATGTTTGGTACAAAACATAGTAGCGAAGACTGTGTAGAAAATACAAATCATTATATTCCAAATATAATAATAATTACATTTATTGTACTCATACTCAAATACGTATGTAGAACAGAGTGGGTAAAAGATAGTTTACTAATTGGTCTGATAACATTATTATCTAGTGGTATTCTGATACTGTTTTTTTCTTCTATTATTCTCTGGCATTTAGAGTGTAAAAAATATAACAATAAGATAGAAAATCGATTATGTGGGGAAGGTGTGAGTGTGAAAAATGAGGAAAAGGAGTGTATTGTAAAGGATACACCCGAACCCGAACCTGAACCCGAACCCGAACCCGAACCCGAACCCGAACCCGAACCTCTTGAAAAATAAATTATAAAAATAGTGAAATTTTGTTATTTTTATAATCAGTATATAATATAAGATAAAAATATAATATGAGTAAAATAAATGCCGATTTAGATAAAAGATTAAAACAAACAGAGCCATGTTATACATTTGAAAAACTAAATTACAAGTCAGGTTTTTTAGATGCAAACGTAGATGCTACCTACATTATTCATTTAGAGAATAGCCAACGCTATGACAATATTATTAAACAACTAGAAAAATATAAACCTACAAAAACAGTTTATATATTACTAAATAAAGGTTTCAATAAATGTAACAAAAAAGGTATTACATCTGCGCATTCTGATTTAACGGATTGTTACTTGCAAATATTTAAACATGCACAGAAACAAAGTTTTGGAAATATTTTAATTCTTGAAGATGATTTTGTTTTTAGTGAAAAGATAAAAGAAAGCGAACATATTACAAATATTAACAATTTTCTTGAAAAAAAATCCGGCGATAATTTTATTTATTTTTTAGGCGCTATTCCATGGTTTCTGATTCCGTACGATTCATATAATTACAGATGCATGTGTTCTTCGGGAACACACTCTGTTATTTATAGTAAGGCACATCGCGATGACTTTTTAGAAAATTTTAACAGAAAGTTGCTTGTAAATGACTGGGATATTAACTATAATATTAATTTTACAAGTAGGTTCATTTATTTTATACCTTTGTGTTACCAAATATGTAGCAATACTGAAAATTCTAAAAATCCTAAATTTGAAAATAAGTATTTATCTTTTGCGTCGGAAGTTGTTACATATTGTAATTATAATATTGTTTTTAGAATGTTAGGTATGGATAAAAATCCAGAACCGGGATATTCTATTTTTTACTTTTATGCCAAATTTATATTCTATATTGCTGTTTTATTTTTGATATATTTGCCATTTCTTATAGTATATTGTATAAAGAATTACGATACGATAAAGAGATACATACTTGAATTTATAAATATTGTTAGGGGATATTCAAATTCAAAATCGTGATATGCACACACACGCAGACACACACATATACAACATTAAAAAACAATATGCTCATCTATCCACTTTTTTATTCTACTATTTGTCGGTTCTAGAATTTTATTTAGCCCATCTATATAGGTATTAAAAAAAGTATCATTTTTAATAATCATATGTAATGTGTTATATATAATGTTGTATACTTCTTGTGTATATATATCCGTGATGCGAATAAAAACGTCATCGATATTTTTTACTTCAGGAGATGATGTATCTGATGTAGAATCATTATTTGCATGACTATCTGTATTATATGCAACTGATTTTACTGTTTCTCGTTCCTCTTCATGTTCAGGAGAATCATCTCGCAATATTTTTTGCATCCCTTTTGCCTTCTTATTTTTATCCTTTTCATGTCGCGACATTCCTCCTCCTCCGTTATGGGATGATATAGATGATATGGATGATATAGATGATATGGATGATATAGATGATATAGATGATATAGATGCTATAGGTGTAACAGATGCGTGAGAATTTGATAAATTCGATAACTCATAATTGTCAAATCGTTTTTGGTAAAGTATTTCATTATTTTTTGTACTTTTCTCATCACTTTCTAACATTCCCTTATACATCTGAAGCGTATGTAATATGTGTATTTTTTCGGTTTGACTATATGTTCGAATTAAATTCCCTATCCCAGTCTTAGCTAATTCAATAAGAAGGTCGTATAATTTTTTATTTTCTGCATTGGTTTTGGAGTCGTTTAAAAAGTGATAGAACTTCTTGAATCTATAAAAAATATTAAACAAGTAAAATAAATCTTCTTGAGTATCATTATTATACCATCTTACTACTGGTTGCGAGTAGTTTGGAATCTGTATTTGTAATATATTATTATGTATTGTTAGTTTTGTTCCAATGGGTGCAAAAGATAAATAACCAATTTGTAGTATTGCCTGAAGAGGTTCTAATATAGTCTCAAACCTTTCTTTCTTTTTTTTTGTTCTCATTGAACTGTAGATAAAATTTATTGTTGATTGCATTGTTGATGTGGTTGTGTGTTGTTGTGTGTTGTTGTGTGTTGTTGTTGTATATAGTAAATATTATATAGTAAATATTATATATATTTAAATATTTGTATATGCAAATGTAAATATATTAAAATAGATTAAAATAGATTAAAATAGATTAAAATATATTAAAATAGATTAAAATAGATTAAAATATAATAAAATAGATTATAAATGGATATAGTAGTCAGTTGTTTAGATAATTTTTCTTCTACTACTACTTTTAAAAAAACAGTAGGTGGTGTTATATTAGTATTGTCATGTCAAAAACATAGAAATACACGGTTGAAGGAATTTTCATTATGTAAAACAAACTACGATGACTGGGAAGTAATATATGTAATTGGTGACTTATTTTTAAAAGAAAATTATTTACTAGATGGTAATATATTATATATAAGATGCGAAGATTCATATTTACACCTACTAAAAAAATTAGCATTATCTATCAAAGCCGTTAAAGATATATTTAATATTAAAGAAGGCATTTTAAGGTGCGGAGATGACTTGATATTTAATGAAGATAATTTGATTAAATTTATTAGATCGAAAAAATTTGATTACTGGGGTCAGTCGACATTTAAGAAAAGTTATAAATGTACTGATATAAGTCGTTTAAAAAAAACAAGAGTTGACCAGTTTATGGTTACTTATTATAGTAAACATAAAGAAGATTTTTTAAACCCTCAACATGGTATGAGAAATATGAACCTTACAACTCTTTCAAATTATACAACGCGTCCCAATATTTATGGTGCTGCTGGTATTATTTTTTATTTATCAAATAGAGCTTGTGATACAGTTGTTCGACATATGGAGAGAATAAACTTTAATATACTTACTTATGATACGTTTACAAAAAGTTATCCATACACAATCGAAGACTGTGGAATATCATTTATAATGTACTGTAACAATATCGAGTTCATTGATGGACAGTTTTTTTATGGTAACCATCGAGAACATACGATTGCTCAACACACAAATAAATACAAATAAATATAAGTAAATATAATCATGAATACAATTTAACTATACAAACATCGAATTGTATAATTAAATATAAATACATTTACATAATACTTTATTGTCTCTATTCCAAACTATTTGTATTGTTTATTTCAGAAACATCCTTCACATCGAAAGTAGTCTCATTTGTACTACTTTCTTGTTCAGTAATAATATTTATTTTCGGTTTATTGTAAGCACCACCGCCATGATAAACAGTGTTTACAAAATTAGAACTTTTATTTTTCAAAAATGCATTATTATTATTATTATGTTTTAAAACTGAAATCGGTGTTCCGTCTTCATATATATTTGACAAAAAAATATTATTCGAAGAATGCAGTTTAACACATGAAATATCATGCTTTTCACACCAAGATATCGATTTTTGTATATGTAGCTTTTTCATTGAGTCAATTTTTTCATAGTTGTTTCGGTTTGTTATCATATTTAGCGTAGTAATTATATTTTCCAGTTGTCTTTGCCCGAGCACCACATTTATTTCTTCTATTTTATTTAAAAAATAATAGTCGTGTTCAAGATTTAATATACTATGAATGTCATCAGGTGTATCTAGTTTCGAAAATTCGTTACAAAACGCCTCATATAGCATGGTCGAATCATCCAATAAAAAATTCTTACATACAATATACTTCTCCGAATTTGCCAACCTACTTGTATGCGGCTTCGTTATGTAAACTTCGTTATATAAACACGACAATAGATATAACATATCAACCGTAAGTTTAGAAAATATGTCAAATATTTTTAAAATAAAATACCCGCCTTTTTTCTGCATAGTTATAGCGTACATAATTTCGGCAATAAGCAGTTTACTTACCAATTTTTCCTGTTTATTAAAATCACTCGAAACATCAATCCCTCCATCCGCTGTAATGATATCTATCGAATTCATGAAATGTTCCTTACAATATTTATAGTTTACTAGTTTCAGAATATCGCCTGTCCCATCATCACCATTTATGATTTTCACATTTGGGTTATTTTCTAAAAAAATAGTACTCTTTTTCCACCCCGGACATCCTGGGTCGTCGTTCTGAAGCGTCATACCATAGTAACAATCATTCGGATTTTTACGCATATATGATGTCGCTTCAATAAAACCACCAGGTCCTTCTGCAATATGAAATGTTTGGATAGGTGTTGATGCATTTTGGTACATTGGATACGAAGAATGCAGATTTTTTATTTCACCCAATTTAAACATTTTCCACAATTCTATCATTTTATAAAAAGACCTAGATAGCGGTTTTAACTTACTTACCGAAAACTTATTACCTGGTATTAATGTGTGAATAAATTCATATGGATTTGTATACTTTTTAATATTATCCCACACATCAGATGAAACATCAATTTGTTTTTTAAATTTTGATAAGTATTCGCACAACGAGTTTGATATGTAACAATGTAGTGACGTGTTTGTATGAATAGAAAATTGTATTGAATTATGTATTTCTGTATTTCTAATTGGTATCAAATTATAATATGACATAAAGATAGTTATATGTAATAAAAAATAATATTTAGATTGTTTCAATAAAAATGAATATTTATTATGTAGAAACTTCAAAAATTTACACTAATACTAATACCGCAATACACAATCCGCGATACACAATCCGCGATACACAATCAGCAATACACATGTGTTATGTGTTCGACTAATTTTGTTTCAGTACACTCGTGGTAATACCAATTTTATTCCCAATATTATTATCAAAATATGATAATAGTGTGTCGGATACTATTGTGGTTGATAACAAAAATATTGAAGATGAAAATATTATTTTTTTATCAAATGCTGTAAAACTATCGTTTGTATATGGATTAAAACGAATCAATAGAAATAGTATAACAAAATATTTTAAACCGTCTTGTATTAAAGGTAGATATGCTGTAACCGATTTAAAATATGCTAAATTCAAAATCGTTATAATATATAAGGCATATAGGCTGTATAATAGAGTATAATACAAATAGTGAACATATTCTGTTTTCATTTTTGTATTAGAAGTATATTTTATTTTTTATCATCTAGTACACTTGCAATCGCCGAAGGATTCAATTTAATCGAACCAAGTTTAGATGTGGATGATTTTTTCTCTTTCGGTTTATCAGCTTCGCTTCCCGCCAGTGCCGCCGATGCTGCCTTTTCTTCCTTTGCCAATTTTACCTTTTCACTTGAAACTTTCGCAGATGATTCTTTCATTCCTAGTTTCGACTTTTCTATGATTGAAGCAGCTGCACCTGACGTAGTTTCAGATTTATCCGCCGCCGCCCCCTCCGCACTCTTGCTAGGTGTAGGTATCTTAACAGCTGAAAGCACCGATTTCTTTTTCAAGGTAAGTGGAACCGATTTATCCAATTTTTCTATATTTGCATCGCTGTATCCTTTTGGCACAACTTCTGCACCCGTACCTTCGCCTTTGCCCTTGTCCTTGTCCTTGTCCTTACTTTTGCTACTTTTCTCCTTTGTTTTTGACCCAAACAGTTTTGATAACTTCGTATCAGCTCCCTCTACCTCCGCCGCGGATAATCCTAAACTTTTCTCTTTTTCTCCCTTCTCCGCCATTAATTTCAACTCCGACTCTTTCGTAGGTCGATACGACATTTTACCCTTACTCGCTCCTATACCTAGACCCGGACCTCCCACATCACCCTCCTCCATCATCATCTGTGACGCAACCATTTGAGCAGCCAACGTATCCTTGCGATTCATTTTTTCCTGAAATACATGAAGACCTGTCACGCTACGGAATACATCCTCCACATCGACACTTGTTATTTTTTTAAATACGAAATAACGGTTATAAAATGAAATCTGTTTTTCTTTCGGTGTCATCATAGGTGCCGAACCATATCTAGATTTTTGTTTAGTGTCTTGCTGTATTTCGCTTTCCATGACGGTGAATAACTCGGAGAACATGCCAGAACTATTCGGTAGCCCCAGTTTTACCGCTTCGTCTCGCTTCAGTAGTTCGAATCCGTACCCCCGCATCAGTTCCGTAAAATACGTAAAATTCACCAAATATTCCTTAGTTGTTTTATTAATTGAGTCTTGATAGACATCAATCGCATATCCTACACAGCTAATATCGGGGTCATACGTGGTGTGACTGTATTCTTTCGTAACCTCCCAAATTTTTTCATCCTCCACCATCAAACCAATCGACTTCCCTTTTTCTACAGAACGAAGCGCATGAAACATCGTCGCACCATCATAGCAGCAGCCAATAAAATATCCATCTACTTTTGTACACTCACTCACGTTCTTAAGAAACTGGTTTAACTTTTCGATATTTTCGAAGAAATAATGCAAAGCAAACTGACAAGACGAAATATTAAAACCATCCACCGCTTTTCCGTATTGTCTATAAACGCCTGCACCTAAAATAGATGCATCCTTGGGTCCATCATTGAATAGTGCGCGAACGATTTCTTTTCCTTTCTCGGTGAACATTGCGTCGCCGGATTTAATATTTACGCCGCTATTTCCGTTTACGAATAGTGCATACGGCATCGAGTAAAACTTCTTCCTATAGTTCAAGAATCTCGCACACGCGCCGTCGAGGCGGTTCTCAATATTATCTTTTGACAAGTCGATGCCAAACACGAACGATAATTTTGCGTCAATCCATTTTGGGAAATCGCCTGCTTTGCCGACAGCATAGTCAATAAGCGTATTTCCTTTCGCCGCGGTTTTGGTAATCAGCATTTTTTTGACGAATAGGTTGTGGAAGTCGCGCATAGAACGTGTCTTATTATCGCCGCTAGTTTTGTTATAGTATACATCGTCGTCGGCAAGTTCGTCCGGGATATTTTGACCTGTGGTTATCATTTCCAAGGTAACAGGATTGTGAATCGAGTACCAGTTATTGTTCGCGACATGGTAGGCGTTGCCGTAGTTTTTAATACCGCGTTTATATTCGGCGGTTTTATCGTAGCGAACACGCTCAGCTACCCACCTCCAATGTTTCGGACGCGTGGCATCATAACTAAATTCCACGATTGTTTCGTCGTCGAAAATTTCGTCTTGGCTAGTAAACATTTGTAAAACACCGTTTTGGTCTTCGCGCAATGGGATATTGCATACAGACGCTTCGGGGTCGTATGGGTTGGTCGGATAAAAGGGTACAGGTTTATAGCCATCACCGGTGTCAACATCTCCTGCGTGAGGCAACTTATCGTCGATAACAGCAGCGCAGGGATTAATATAGCCGTGCTTGCGTTCATCATATCCGACGCGCAAAATGATTGTCTTGTATTGCTGAAGTTGTTCGCTCTTCATCGTGTCAATGCCATTTTCAAATATATTTCCGACCGCGTCAGTGCCATTTTTATTTTTTTTGGTTGTAATTAAGAAGTCGATTGTGTTTTGGTTGAGGGGTTTCCATTTGAATGACATATCCCATGTTATCTTGTGTAGTGGTCCAGCTACCCCGACTTTATTGCTGGCGACACCAGTATTGCATGGAGTAAATATAAGACCATCGGTTTCATATTCAAAAATGCCGGCTTTTTGACCCGATATAATAAAATTTGCACAGGAGAATATGCTCTTATCTGGGGAGGCGACCTGGAATTTTTTTACTGTGACTTTGATAGGAATGTTGTCGCCGGAGATTACTGGTTGAATATTCATATCATGAATAATCTGTTGAAGTAAGAAAAGCCGCGAATCTTCGTTACCTTTTGCCGAACCGCGAGGCATTTCTTTTTCGCGAAGTTCCATGTTTTTCTTCTGGGATGACCGCGCACGTGCACCCTCGCCTATATCCGATTCGGATTCGAATTCTTCTTGATATTCACCCAGCATTTCACCGACAGCTTCGCTTGCTCTTTTATCGGAACTAGATGACGTAACCACGAAAGCTTTTTGTCGAACGTCTCTGCCGTTTATAAAATATAGGTCAAATGCGGCAAATAAGTTGATGTATTCTCCGTTTTTATTATGTAGAATATGTTCACCATCGATGAGTGTATTATGAACACGTTCTTCGCGACAAACCGCACCTGTAAACTCAAAGTTCATATTTGTGTTTAGTAAGTAAACTTTTCCATTCGGGCAAATATACATCATCTTTCTCATCCCATCTGCCTTATCTGTTACTGTGTAGTTATTTCTAACATTGGGGATAGAGCAGTCATCGTTTATGGGGGCAATATTTACTACTTGAAGTGTATAAGATGATGGACCAATAAAATGGTTCGGCGTTAGTGTAATATTTTTAGGGTCGGTTAACTCTACATCAGCAGCGGAACCCTTGCTTCCTTTGTCCCCTTTGTCCCCTTTGTCCGACTTATGCTTTGGTTTTTCATTTGGATATAGTAGGTAGTAGTAGTCTCTAGATATGTGCGCGAGTTCGTCATAAGATACGGGGAAATTTGTACCTTGAAGACCTGATAATACTATTTTAATACCAGTTCGCAATATATCTGCAACTACAACGGCATTATTCATTTTTTTGCCGATGCCGACAAGGTGGTTGTCCATTTCAATTTCGATTTCATATTTCGGTTCACATTCGGTTGTCTTGGATGCTTGAAAAGAGTACTCTGGGATGAGTTGACCGTCACGACGGTGTGATTCTTTGACAACGGATATGTCTACATGAAATGGGTAGTCGTCGTGAATTAAAGTCGTGCGGTTAATGTGTCGAAAAATCTTCTTCTCTTTTATCCATGTGGATAGGATAGATTGTCCGAGACTAGAAGTAATCGGGATAATTTTTTCCTTCTGATAACTGAGGCGAAAATTGAAGTCGTCAAAGTTCACGGGGCGTATAGTTTCGGAGCCTTCTTTTGCTTGCATTTTTTGAACAAATCGGTAATTAATGTCTTCGAGGCGATCATTCCTACAATATTTTTGTATGTTACTTAACCCGTATACTTCGGTTCTAATATTGGATAACTTTGTTTTGCCAGTTGCGATGTCTGTGAATTCGGATTGAATTTTGAGACAGTATTCTTGTGATTTCGCGATTTTAAACCCTGTAGAGAGTAATTTTTTTACGACATTATCAAAGTTGTCTTTCGTAATTTCTTTGACACCTCTTGTTCCAAATTTTACTTCTAGCTCTGATACACCATCTTCCTTTTTCAAAATGTTGTCTAAATATTTTTGTGTCATGATATTGAACATTTCTTTAGGCTTGGAATTGGGGTTAGGATTTGAGCGAGACATCTCTCTATCTGTGTTGTATATATAATCCTACTATTATTTTAAATTGTAATCAATTTTATTTTAAATTGTAATCAATTTTATATTACAATGTAAAAAAACAAATACTTGTCAATATTTACCCATATTCAAAAATAATCATATTCAAAAATAATCATATTCAAAAATAATCATATTCAAAAATAATCATATTCATAATTTATGCATTATATCTGCATATAGTTGTGCTTTTGTTTTCTTTTTATTTTTCTTCGTCGTTTCGCATATAAAGTCGACATCAATCTCAAGTTTTGAACAAATAGTAATAAGGTCATGTACCGAGTATGTCGTAATAGGGCGAAGAGGTTTTTCAAGGTTGTCAAGTTTCCAATATGTTTCCTTGATTTTTTCTATATATTCGGAATGTTTGCTCAATGTTTCCGTCGCATTTATATTTACAGGAAGACGAATCGAATAATTATTTGTTTCTGCATTGTACTTAACAATATGAACTGGTTTTTCTATACTTGAAATCATTTCATAGTACGTATTTTTATAGATGTAAAATATATTTAAGTTATAACATAAACAAAGAGCATACAAGGTTTTAGCATTTATATTTGTAGAACCCATCAACCCTCCTTCAAAACATGACTTCGATATTTTATGTTCCTTTAAAGCCGCTTTTCCTTCACCATTTTTTACCCTTTCAATAGTTTGAATTTTGAACTGTTGTTCGGCTGTAAAATAATTAGATTCGTATTCATAAGATGTGAAACCGTTATAAATAATATAAAAACACCAAAAAAGGGAATTCGACTGTGATGGAGTGAAGTATTCTAATTTTATGCTATCATTGTCTAGTGGGGTTACAGAAGTTACATCATCTATTTTTTCATGTATATCTTCGCACTCATGAAATGTTGTATCTAACACGTTACTTGGTGTTATAATAATATTTTTATGAGAGTCGATATTAGTGTATTTCACTGTAGATTTTTCTGTAGAAATGACTTTGTCTTTATTGGTGGTTTTGGTTTTTACATGCTTTGGAGTATCGAGTGTAAAATTTTGACAATGTTGTAAAAAACACTCAGAAAGCATTATATTTTTTAATTCCTTTATTTTTTCTTCCATTTGGTTAATAGTCGATGCATATAAATTATATTGTTCAGTGATATTTGTAAACTGTTTTTTTACAAGTGAATTCAAAGACGATGCCACAGATTCTTCGCCGTTTATATTTTTTGTTTTTTTTAACTCACGATGTGACGATGACGATGACAATCCTGCATTTTCTGTTGCTGTTGACATTTGTTAATTTTGCTACTTGTTAAAATGTTTATGTCTAGGTAGTTGTTATACTTATACTTAATCATGTCTTTATTATAGTTTAAAAATATTATATATTGACATGGTAATAAGTACCCATAACTAATAACCAATGGAAGAGTTTACTTAAAAAAAGAAGTAACAATTTTTTCTTTTTCTTTTTCAATTTCATTTAGTTGGTCCTCTTGTTTGTTGACATAGCTTAAATATTTATAAACTTTATCTAGTATAGGTGAATCAACATATGTTAAGTTAATAAAAACACCATTTTTATTTTCATTAATTAATACACCATTGTCGTTAAATATTTTTAAAATTTCTATTTGATGAAATGTGTTAGTAGACTCAATACGTTCTTTCAAAAATTTTAAGGAGTCCACAAAATATTTATTATCTGATACATATTTTTTGGTATGGTATTGTGACAATATATTTTCTTTTACTTCCATTTATAGTTACATAAAAAAATCTTTCTATATATTTTTATTTAAAAATTATATTTTATTATATCCGCACATATTTGCTTTTATGCATCTACGTTGCTCTTAATTGTTTTTTTCGGTTTTTTTGGTTCCTTTGGTTCCTTTGGTTCCTTTGGTTCCTTTGGTTCCTTTGGTTCCTTTGGTTCCTTTGGTTCCTTTGGTTCCTTTGGTTCCTTTGGTTCCTTTGGTTCCTTTGGAGCTTTCACTGTTTTGAATACTTTTGTAGGAGTTGTTCCTACAGGAGTAGAAGTAGAAGTAGAAGTAGAAGTAGAAGTATCATTCACTGCATTTATACAACCCTCGGATGTAGTAGTAGATGTATAAGTAGAAGTAGAAGTAGAAGTAGATGTAGATGTAGTAGCACTAGATGCTATTGTATTTGATTTTTTAGAAGTTTTCAAAAAAGCGCGCTCTTTTTTTGGTGAAAATAATTCGCCTATGATTTGAATAAATTTGTCATTCATTTCAAAACGTTTTCCAATAACTCTTACTGTTATTTTGTCACCTTCTTTAATTGTATTGTAGTAGGTGTTTTGTGTAAGTATACTATAGTCTCGTGAAATATATACGACAACAGGTACATGCTTGTCATTTGAAATTGCACGAATTCCTGCTTGTGTAATATTATTGGCAATACAGTTAATGATAGAATTTTCAACAGGGTTACAGACACAACATTCTATTACAAGGTTGAACTGTACATTTTTGGCGACTATTTTTCCACATTTGAAGTCAATGATTTTTACTGTTTCTGGTTTAATAAATCCTTCTGAAATACATCTACCCTCAATACAACTTACAAGTGTAGTATGTAGAAGAGCAAGAATGTTGCTTCTACTAGATGCATGCATGTTAATGAGTATAAATGGTATTAAAATATCATAGTTAAACTGTGTCAACTTATATAATCCATCATCATGTTCTTCATTCTCTTCATCTTCTTGTGATTTACTTGTATCTGTATCTTCTTTATGAATACCATTGCTTTCAGAATTATTTGTTTTTAATACTTCAGTATCACCTGCCCCCGATGGAGAAACAATTTCATTTTTAAAACTTTGGTCAACATTTCCTAAACAATCATCAGAGTCGTGACCAGTGTTTTCAACTTCTATAAATTTTGGCGTAATTGTAATTGTGGTAGTATTTGTCGTAGTTGTAGTAGAGTTTCCATTTTTTTTAGAACGACCTCTTTTTTTAGGCTCAACTATAGTAGAAGTAGTAGTGAATGTAATAGGAGAATGTTCAGAAGTAGACACAGATGTAGCCATGATTCAATATTTACGATGCGTAATGATAAGGATGTTACTTTAATATATTAATTTATCTTTATAATAGTTTCAATTTTATTTTATATTATATTATACTGAACAACATAAAATAAATACAAAATAGTTACAAAAATAAAAACAAAATAGTTACAAAAATAAATACAAAATAAATAGAAAATATGTTAACTTAGGAATATTACTTATTATTAGTTTATATTTTCACATTCTTATTCTTCTTGTTCTTCTTGTTCTTCTTGTTCTTCTTGTTCTTCTTGTTCTTCTTGTTCTTCTTGTTCTTCTTGTTCTTCTTGTTCTTCTTGTTCTTCAGCTTCTTTTTTGCTTTTTTCTTTATCAGGTATGACAGCAGTAGCCTCAGCCTCAGCCTCAGCCTGGTTAGATATCCTAAACTCTCCTAACATATCACTATTTTCTTCTAAAATTACCGATAAGGGGTTACCTTTTTTCTGTGCATTTTCTATTTGATGTCTCAAACTATTTCTCGATTCTCTTTCTTGTTTTAATTCTAGTTCACCAATTACAGATACGAATGGGTCATTTAATTCAAACCTTTGTCCGATTACACGAATCATAATAATATCTTTTTCCTTCAACTCCGAAAAGTAGGGAATATTATAGTGATGGTCTCTTGCAATAAAAATATTCAGAGGTGAATACTCCCCATCATCAATATGTGCTAAAATGCCAGCATTTGTTATATTTTTAACAGCACATGATATTCGCATACCTTGAGGAGGATTGCAAACCAAGTATTCAAAAACAACTGTAAAAATAACACAGTTTCCTAGAATATTTCCGCTTGAAAACGTAATAATTTTAACTGAACCACGTTTTACATAACCTTCAACACAACACTTACCTTCAAAATTATTACTTAAAATTTGTTCGAGAGTTTCCGCAATATTTGTTCCGACGTATTTTATAGGTACTGATATTTTTTTAGAAATTATATTTTTAATATAAAGCGATAATTTGCCGGCTACGGCATTTCTTCTAGATTGACTAGATGTTGATATTCTGCTATTCATGATTTAAATATTTTTGATTTTATATATAATATATGTAAATAAATGTTATATATATTAAATTACATATATTATTGAATTGAATTGAATTGAATTGAATTGAATTGAATTGAATTGAATCATCTTAATGTTTCTACTTTGTTGAGTAAAACTTGTACAGGAGTTAAAAACCATCGTTTTTCGTCTTTTCTTATGACATCAAAATAGCGTAGAATAAATTCTTGTAAAATACATAACTCTATTTCATTCGTAAATCTTTTATTTGAAATAGATAAAGGACTATTGTTATCTAAAGAAATCCGATTAACAAATATTTCAGTTAATACTTTATCAGTTAAAGGAACTATTTCCCCTTCTTCATCTTTTCTATTTTCAATTCCGTAATTTAAATACTCTTCTCTTTTTGCCACTGGTAGAGCGTCTATTATTTCATTTACTTTTGGTGGACTTAACATGTCAATGATATTTTTTTCAGTTGTTGCTCGACCGGCTTGGTCGCATCTTGATGCAATACTACCTGCAAATAACTTACCCTTGCCTTTGCCCTTACCTTTACCTGAAGATATTTTCTTTGTTTTAAAAACGAGAGAAGAAAAATCTTTTCTCTTGATAGATGTGATAAATCCAATATAGTTATTTAAAGGATTTTCAGGAGTTATTGTATTCTTTTCGGAAATATCTTTTTTAAAGTACTCAATATCCGCCGGACCTGCAGGTTTCCACATATTAAGATTTGTATCTTTTATAAACAACTGATATGTTCCATCTATGTTAATTAGTAATATTCCTTCCATGCCGTTTCTACTATGTAAAATATTATTTTCATAATATTCCTCAACTAGTTCATCAAATACGTACTTTTGAGGTATTTCACTCCTTTCAGACACTGTTTTGCGACGTTTTAGAGAAGTAATATAGTTAAGAATTAAAAGCGTTTCATCAATATTTAGTTCTTCTAAAATATGCGCTACTAGCAGTTTTTGTAATAATTCCTCAGGAATAAAAGATAGTTTCTTTTCTAAAATATTACCACAGTTATAATACCAATCATTATTTCCCCTCTTATAATTATTTTGTTTGTTAGCTTCATTAAACTGTTTTTTCGCTTTTATAAATGCCTTCGGTTCTTTTTTCACTGTCGAGAAATATTTGAAAAGTTCATCTTCACTTTCAATATCACTTTCAATATCACTTTCAATATCACTTTTGTCCCTCACTTCCTCAACACCTTGTTCGAGATCTTCTGCACCTTCAGCACCTTCAGCGCCTTCTTCTAATGTTGACATTTTTTTACCCATCGTTAGTTGAATAGATGGTTTGGCTTTCAATGATGCACGCGACGATGCACGTGACTGTTGTATACTTGAAATATACGACTTTTTAAACTCCTCGAAATAGTTTTGTTCTTTATTCGGCTTGAATATGATTTTTTCGCGTTTAAAATCCACCGGTTTCTGTCTATCGCGAATAGGTATGATAGGGTTATTTAACTCAAGTGGTTGAAATAAATAATATGAACCAATATTTACAAGCCTTCCATACCTACCATATTTATCACGAATATATTCATTCTTGTCTTCTATCAACTGTGTAAGGGCAATATCAATTGCTTCGATTGGATATTTTTTATTGTAGTTGATTGTGGATATTAGGTCATTCGATATATCCTGTATTTTTTCACCAGGTGCCGTTCTTTTATAAAAGAATTTTTCTTGAAAAATATCGCGTATCCTCTGTACAATTTTATCCGTATTCATGGTTATGATTGCATCCGTGAAAATATCTTTTCTCGAACCAATGCGACTTTCATTCATACCCGGTTTACAACTAAAAACACATTCCATATAGTCACATACCGAAGAATAATTTTTGTCGCCGATTTTATACTGAATGACTATGTTAGACTTAGTTGTAGGGTCATATGATGAAAGTATTTGCGGCACGGGTTCATTGTTTAATTTTTCATCGAATTTTTCTTCCGTAAAATTTGTTTGCTCGATATTCAGGAGACAGTCTACGGCATTCTCTTTCAATACGCGACTTACTTCGCCTATGTACCGCGCTTTTCTCTCGGAAAGACGATACATGTAAATATCCGCTGCTTCTACATCGGGTGTATTTGTTAAAATAGAACCATGTAAAAATATCTGAACATTTCTTTTTTCGAACTCCAAGTCTTTATGACTGCAGTTTCGCACGGCGCGACCAATCGTTTGCTCTGTCAAGTTGATATTATACCACGGCTCTAATATATGAACTTGGCGAATATTCTTGAAATCGAGACCCTCTGTTCCCGACTTTGAAATAATAATAACCTTCACAAATCGTCCATCAAAGTTTGCTTCATTGCTAGCAGCTTTTACGTCTCCTATATTATCAGGCGATAAAGACGCTTCCCCAGAAATGACAACATATTTTGCCGGGAAAAATGTCTCATTTGTGCGCATTTCACCTCTTTGGCGTGACGTAATTCCGTCTATCGCTCTTACCCCATCAGGAGGGTTGTTAAATAGTGACCTAGCTTTTGTACCATATCGCGTAAACCCCATACTCTCCAATGCCAGCGCCATAGGTATTACGCCACCTTCGATATAAAAACTGTAAATTAATATAATACCTTCCGATTTATATATACTGTCGCAAATACTTTTTATTTTAGAACTATAGTTGCCTATTGCATCTCTAGAAAATATGTGAGGTTTATCGGCTTTGTATTCAAATCCCGTTTTCGTTTCTTCGCTATAATTCATGATATTTCTGAGACCATATTTGCCAACTAGAAGACGAATGTCATAGTTAATATTATCAGTTTCTGGGTTAAAGTCGTCGGATGGGTAGGAGATATTGAGAGCTTCCACGGGGCTTCGCAGGATATTGATGCCGACGGAGACGGATTCTTCGATCGTGCGCATTTCGTCGCGTTTCAAGGCGAGAAATTGTCGAATAATGTAGGAGTAAACATTTTGCTGGTATTCTGATGTCGGGTTCAAATATATTTTATCTTGCATTCTAGAGAGTTTACGGTGTTCGGGGATTCGTACACCATTGATTTGCATGTTTGGAATTTCATATTGTCCAGTCCCCTTTTTCTCTTCGCTGCCCGCACTCGCACCCGCACCCGCACCAGAAAATGTATGTTCGGGTGCAAATTCATCCGGATAAATACGAAAGGGAAATGTATATGGATTTTCGCCGCGAATATAGGAGACATATCCTGTAGAAAAACGTCGCAAGTTTTCGCGCCCTGTTTCAGTGATTTGTCCTGGTCCCTCTGACGTTTCTACAAATATACCTTCATCGGGATTAGAATTAAACACATCGCGAATATCAATCTCAGCCCTCCCATCATTTATTCGCATAATATTGAGTAACCATATAATTTCTCGATAACTATTGTACATGGGTGTTCCGGTCAAAAGAAGGAGACGCGTCATAAGGAAGGGTCCGAATTTTACTAGTTTTTCTAATTGTTCTGCTACGGCACGCGTCCCACTTTTTTCATCCGTGCTTTTTATATTATGGAACTCATCAATTACGATGAGAGAGTTACCGAATACTAATTTTAACTTTTGCATCATGATTTTAGTTCGATGTGACCTGTCCGTAATCTCGTCGCTTACGATGGATGTTTTTTCAATAAGATTTGCAAATTGGTCGTATCCCAAAAAGCGGTAAGAACGGCGAATAATTTTTTTAATTTCGGATACAACTTTTTCTTCTTCCATACCTTTCATGTTCATTGGGTTTATTTCTTTAAGGTATTTGTTGCCCGTACATGACCGTATATTCCAAATACCGTCGATTAATTTCAGTTTATTTTTATCAAACAATTGTAGTTTGAAGTTTTGCTGGACGTTTGGGCTAGCAACAATAATAATTTTTTGTGATGTTGACATACCTATTTGAACTAAATAGTCGCGCATTTCTTCGCATATTGTTATTGCGGAACATGTTTTGCCGGTTCCTAGTCCGTGGTATAAAAGAAGACTGTTATAGGGTGTTTGAAAAGAAAGAAAATTGCGAACAAACAATTGGTGTGGTGATAGTTCGAAATCTGCATTACACATTTTATTGGAGTGTTTTTTTATTGCTTCTAAACTGTTTTGTATGGTACCGTCATATTTTGTATCTGCAAATTCTTTTTTAGATGCGATTTTTATGTTAAACATTGGGTCATCTAGTGTTGGGTATAGAAAGTTATATGCATTTTTATCTGTTTGTGATTCTAATTCTTCGGGCGATGGCGATGGTGATGGAGACGATGTTTTATCTTTTTCTCCTTCTTCTCCCTGTTGGAATTTTAAACCAATATTTGAAAGTTGTTTATTAAAATGTTCAATCGATTCTTTTTCGGCATCACCTTTTTCTTTTAAGAATCTATTTTGTTGTTTTTTAGATTTTCTAGAAATATCTGGATTGAAAATAAACTCTTTTTGTTGCTCTTGTTGTTGAGGTGACATATTTGAAAGAAGACGTTCTTGTAACTCTTCTTGGTATTCGTATTCTTTTTTTTCTTTTTCGCTTTCACCTTCCGACGATGGTGTTCCTAGTTCTTTTGATGACTGTGCTTGTATATAGGGTACTTCTTGTTCTGACGCGGACGTGGATGATGATGCAGCTGCTGGTGTAGTCGTTTTGGATGACGACGAAGACGATGGAGGAGACGATGGAGGAGATGATGGAGGTAATTTACTTTGCTTAAGATACTGTAAACTTTCTGCAGCAGCAGCTTCAACTTCTGAAGACGGTGCTCTTGATAACTCATCGCGCGGAATATCGTACCCGATGCGACTACTCATACTTTTTTGTGAAGGTATACGTGATGCAGCTAATCCTTCCTCACTTGATGAACCACTAGATGCACTAGTTACAAATTGTCTTCTACCTTGTTGGCTTCTAGAAGATGAAACATCATCTCTTGGTTGAATAGATATATTGAACCCTGAACTACTACTACCACTGGGGAGAGAAATATTAAAGTCTTGTGTATCACTCCTAGGTGTTGAAGATGAAAGGATTTTAGATGAATCGCGCAACCCAGAAGATGGTTTTGAAAGATTAGAAAAATTGGGGAAACTTAAACTTTGTCTGAAACGTGATGCACTTGATATCGATGGCGTACCACTTTTTTTATCAGAAAATGTAGAAGTCTCAGAAATTGGACCTTGACTAGACGAAGGTGAACTACCTATAAATGAACCAACAGAACCAGGAGGCATAGAAAATTTAACATCGGAGAGAACAGGCATTAGAATAATACCCTTGTTTGAGTCAGCTACAACTTTTATAAAAGGGTCTAGTGTTGATAATGAAGAAACATCGGCTTTTGCAGCATTAGCAGCACCAACACCTGCACCTGCAGCTGCAGCACCAACAGCTTCTCCCTGCCCGCGATTGAGTAATGTGCGAATATTTTCCGGAATATTAATTTGTTTTATTTTAATGGGAGGTTTTTTATCCTTTTGGTCTCCTTTTTTATTTGGGTCCGAATCCATTTAATATATAGTATAAATGAATAAGTAATTCTTATATAATGTTAATATAATCTATATTCTTGTAAAACTTTATTTATTTTTTCAATAATATTAATTTTTTCTAAATTATAAGGGCGAATACAATTTATACAGTCTTCGAAACTGACCCATTTAATATTTCGAACTTCAGATTTTTGGTATTCTTGAATATCTTTTGTGTTATTTATCATATGTGCTAGATAGTATTTATGTTTATAACTTTTAATATTTGAACCGATGAACATTTCTTCATAGGGAATAATATTTTCAATAAGTTTAAAGTCGCATAAGTCATAACCAGTTTCTTCTGTAAACTCTCGCAGACCACAGTCAATATCTTTTTCTTGGTAGTTTCTGCGACCTTTAGGAAACCCCCATTCTGGTTCATTCCAGTTTGTAATGGAAGAGTCAATTAATGATTTTAAACTATACTCGACATCTTTAATTTTTATACCTTTTTTAAGAGATTCGAATTTATCTTTAGAAGATGTTTCTTCGCCCCTATACTGGAGACTAGAGTATTCTCCCCATAGTAGTTTCCACATGTCTTCGAACTTCATATTTAAAAGTTTGTTTTTTTCATCAAATGTCATTTCATTGATTAGTGTTTGTATATACTGTATGTTGAATAAGGGATACTTGCCACGTATAAATTCTACAAACCCAAAACTATCATTTCTTTGTATTAAAAGATACTCGAGGCAGTTATTTGTTGTATTATACCTAAATGAAATAATACCGACACTTGTTATAGGATTTTTACAGTCAACAAGTAAGTGTCCCGTTTTTCCACAGTTGTTGCAAAAATTATTATATGTTGATTTTAATGATTTTGAATTCATAATTATATGTATTCTTTGTTATCTTTTTATATTGTTTCTAATTAGAAATGGTATTAGATTCGAATGTATGGGGACCTCACTATTGGTTTGTTCTTTTGTCTATCGCCATTTGCTATCCTATTCACCCTAATGATGTAACAAAGAAAAAATATTATGAACTCATTCATAATTTTCCTCTATTTATGCCCGACTCAAGAATTGGTAATAAGTTTAGTGATTTAATAGACAAGTATCCTGTAACTCCTTATTTGGATAGCCGCGACTCCTTCATAAAGTGGGTTCATTTTATACATAATCGTGTCAATAAAATGACGAATAAAGCCGAAATCCCACTTACACAAGCATTGAAAGAGTACTACTACAACTATAAACCTAAAGCAGTAAAGATGCACGAAGAGTTGAAATATAGGGAAAAATTGGTATTCTTTCTCATTTTGATTGGTGGTATTGTAGGAGTATACTATTTGTATAAAAAATAAAATATTTTAATATTTTAATATTTTAATATTATAAAAATGAAAAAAAATAAAATAACGAGTTTAAAATCAAGACAAAAATCAAGACAAAAATCAAGACAAAAATCAAGACAAAAATCAAGACAAAAATCAAGAACTAAAACAAAAAAAATAATAAATATACATAATGGCGGCGCTGCTTTTACGGAAGGTGGGTTTGGGTGTATTTTTAAACCAGAATTAAGTTGTAAAAACTCCGATGTAGCCTCTCGACCAAATTACGTAAGCAAACTCATTCAGAAAAGTGTAGGTGAAAGAGAATACATGTATGTTTTCAATATTAAAAAAAAATTGGAACACTTACCGATGAACATAAAGAAATATTTTTTACTTGATAATATTACAATGTGTGACCCAAAAGCATTAACTGAACAAGATAAAGTAAAGATAGAAGAGGTATGTAAACACGTTTTATCGAATGTGAATGATAGAAATACGAATATTCCTGTTACTTCGAGTAATATAAACAATAATTTAAATAAGTTTAAAATAATAAATATGCCAGAATTAAGTATAACGTTAAAAGATTATATATCAAAAATGGTTTTGTCTCCTTCAATTATAGTAACTATTAATAATATTATTATTGAGTATTTAACCGTTGTAATACCATCTATGTATAAAAACAATGTAGTTCATGGTGATATTAAACCAGAAAATATGATGTTTAACCTATCTGATAATAATACATTAGTGTTAATTGACTGGGGTTTGTCTTATATTGTTGATAGTGACAAAAAAACTTTACCGGCTGCTTTGAGTGAGTTAAGTGTTCAATATATACACCCATTTTCTGGATTTTTATTTAAAAAAAATGTTATAGAAAGATATGATGCATTTATTACAAATTTAAAAGCCGATGGTCTTGTATTAACAAGAGATAGTTTGCGCGTGTTTGCTGTTTCAGAATACTTTAACTTCGCGTCTATGCATCATAGACAGATATCTTTTTTAAATCAACTATTTTTTAATTTTTATGGCGAAAGTTATAAAAAAAATTTAATAAAAGAAAATCAATCTTATATTGAGAATATTATAACATATAATATGACCATGTACTATATTGTCGAATACATTATTGATATTTTGATGGCATATACGGTTGACTATAAACTTAACTTGGTTAAATATTTCAATGAAGTATATTTAATGAATGTAGACAGTTGGGGGTTAATCTCGATATACATTGATTTAATAGAAAAGTCCCAAACAGCATTTAACCTAACTTCGTCTGAATATAAAATATTTATTAATAAAATGATGTATATATTGACCGAGTACTTCTTTAAAAATGGTAATGTTCCAATAAATGTCCCAAAAATAATGTCCGAAATTAAAAGCTTAAATCAGTATTTGATGAGTATACCTTCTAAAAAAGATAACGTTGTTTTACAAAATATACTCAATGGTGTAACTGCTAGAAGCGTTAGAAATATTAAACACGTTTCGTTAAATGAAATGGCAAAGAATCGTTTGATTCCTAATTTGCCTCTTTATCAACCTTAACCCGTTCCTGTTGTGGCGAATGGAGGATATAAAACAAAAAAAATACAGGAAATAAAGAGAAATTATTACATAGTGAAATGATTATAAAGAGAAATGATTATATAGTGAAAAATATTATATGTTGATTATATAGTTAACAATATATAATGAAAATAGAGTTAGTTATATTTATAATAACGGGATTATTGATTGCAAATACATATTATGAAGGCAAGCTAGTAAAAATATTAAATACTGTAAAAAGTAGTAAATATTTAAAAATGGCGACATTTGCTTTTGGTGGTCTTTCATTGTATTTATTTTTAAAAAAAAATCCTGAAAATTCTAGGGAATTTTTAGGGCATGCAAATGACATGATAAAAACCCTACCCATGACACGTGACTCCATGGATTTAATTAGTCCATTTTTAAATTTAACAAATACAAAATCATTTACAGATACAAATCAAGATATTTATATCAATAGTAATGCTATGGGAGGCGGTATGGGAGGCGGTATGGGAGGCGGCATGGGAGGCGGCATGGGAGGCGGTGGTGGTGGTTTTGGTAACGGAATAAATAATCCAAGCGTGAATAGAATGATGATGTCTGGGCGAGGAACCACAAAACGAAGTGTAAGCGAGACGAAGAAAAAGTTTGTTGCTGCAAATCAGAATTGGTTATGCGGAGACTGTAAGCATCAACTGCCTGCGTGGTTTGAGGTGGACCATGTAATTGCTTTACATAATGGAGGTTCAAATGAAGTCGGTAATTTAGTAGCATTATGTCGGGACTGTCATGGTAAAAAAACAGCGATGGATAGATTAGACCATTCCTAAAAATGTAAATGTAGATGTAGATGTAGATGTAGATGTAGATGTAGATGTAATAGTAACGAAAGAATCGGAAACAATAAACAATAAATAGTAAATGAATAAATGAATAAATGTTTTTATATATTAATTATAATAGGATAATATATAAAAATGGATAGTATACCATCCGCAAATACAACATCATCATCATCGCTATTAAATATTATTTTATCAATAACAAGATTTATTATTTTTGCACTGTTGCTAGTATCATTTGTTATGTTATTTTCGACAGGTGGTGTAATAAAAAGTTATATGATAGGTATATTTTTATTTTTACTAATCGTCTCTATGTGCGGTTATAACAATATCGCTAATTTAGGTATTTTTCAGAACATAAACTTTCTCACATTACTCTGGTGTTTGCCAGTAATAATTGTTTTGGTTATTTCTAGAAATGAATTATCCCAAAAAACAAGAGATATTACCGATCCACTTTCTATCATACTGTCAATTTTACTGTTTTTGAGTTTCAGTGTGGATTCTATTTTACAGTTTATTGGTACTGTTATTGGATGGGCAGCGCGATTATCAAATGTGTTATTGCCTATTTTGATTGGACTAATATTGGCAACGATTATTTTAAGTGTTGTTTTTTACTGGGATAAAATAAGTACAAAAGTTAAACTGTTATTTGTTGTTGCAGTAATTTTAGGAGCATTATTCATAATAAATGGTGAAAATATCATTGCATATATAGCAACAAATAGTATATCATTGGGTATAAATTTAATTGTTATTTTTGGTTTTGGTATTATCAACTATATTTTATACAAATACACAGATAATGGATTATTGGCAAATGTATTTCAAATATTATCCATTTTATTTTTAGCAAGGTGGATATACTTATACGCTTTTGAGTTTTATGGTTCTTCGGGTGTTAAAACATTTACATCTACGTTAGGTACAGCTACTGATTCTAGTAAGAAACCTGCCCCGAATGCCTTTTTTTCTTACTTGACTGACATTAATTTTTACTGTGAAACAATAAAGTCGTTATTTACGGGTGTTATTAAGTATTTTTTGTTGGCGATATTTTTATTTTATGTATGGTTTACAATTTATATTTATTATAAAAATAGTTTTGAATTTTTAACCACGTATAAAACGCTGTCGCTTATAGGGTTTTTAACGATTGGTGTTTTACTGATGCTATTAACGATTTATTCTATATCCGGAGGTTCGGGTTTGAAAGAAGTTGGACCTTATGCCAGTTTTATATCTAAAATAAGTTTACCGTTTATTGTCTTTGTGATTTTTCTAGGATTAATTATTTATGGTCTCGCAAAAGTAATGTCTATTCCTTCTACTCTAGACCAAGTTATAAGTGTTATTAACTTTTTGTTGTTAATGGTTTTTGTTGCATTAATACTTAGTATATTTAAGTTTGATACCTCAACAAGTCTGGTTTTATCAAATAATGTCGGTTTAGGATTTGTATTCAACTTCATTATGAAACTAATATTATATATTCCTTGTTTTATTATCGACTGTTCAAATGTATTAAGAGAGCAGCTACAGCTTGCAAAGAAAGAGTATACTGTAGTAATTATACTACTAATTCAAATAGCCTTAATTGCGTCTAAATTTTTGATTCCGAAGGTATTTAATACAGTTATAAATAGCAATGGTGTTGTTTTGACACATAAAGTGTACCCTCTAGAAATAAAGAATAGTGTGGCGATTCCCCCCTCAATGAAGAATATGGTTAAAACAGTAAACTATGGAATATCTACATGGATATATATTCATCCAGTACCCCCGAATACAAATGAAGCATATATTCAAAATACGTCACTAGTAAACTGTGGAAATGTACCTGATATACAGTTTAATGCAGAAAAAAGTACCCTCATATTCTCTGTTGACGTTACAGACGCAAATGGCGGGAAACGTACGGTTATCGTACCTGATAAAAAAACACAAAGAGATATAACAATCGTACACTCGCGGTGGAATAATGTTTTTGTAAATTTTATTGATGGTAGTATTGATATATTTTTAAATGGAGATTTAGTAATATCTCAACAAAACATAATACCCTATCAAAATCCAAATGGTATAATTATAGGTTCGTCCCCTGGTATATATGGTGAAATGTCTAATTTAGTATATTATAAAACCCCTGTATTAGCACAGAGTATTAAACTAATGTATGAGTCTATGAAAGATATGAATCCTCCTGTAACTGTGTAGTTTTGTTTTATTTGTTTATTTTGTTTATTTTGTTTATTTTGTTTATTTTGTTTTTATTTGTTACATTAAAGAATAAATGTCGTTATTGTTGTTATATTTATAATTATTGTTATTGTTATTATAATTATAATTATTAAGAAAAATTTCTAGATGTATATTATAAATGGATTTAAAATTAATATTAGGTGTTGTAATAGTTGTTATACTTTTATATATTATATGGAGTTACTTTTTCACTTCAATGGAGGTATTGATGTCTTTTCAAAGGGGTACAGAATTATTTCATAAGTCGCTTAATAATGTGGTAGACAGTTCTAGAAATAATTACTCGTTTTCTGTCTGGACATATATTGATGACTGGAGTGTAAATTATGGAAATAGTAAGAATATTTTAGCGTTAGCTCCTGGTGAAAGAAGTCCATGTTTTTTTGCTTTGTATTTTGCTAAAACGACAAATGATTTGCATATATACATTGAGCCTGCCAATCCAAGTACTGTAGGAAAAAGTGAAAATGTATATAACTCGCTTTCTTCTACTTGCAGTGTTACCAATTTCCCATTACAGACGTGGGTAAATATATCTGTTAGCGTGTATAATCGTGCAGTTGATGTATATATTGATGGTAAACTAATAAAGACATGTAGCATGACTAATGTTGCATCACCCATTTCAAAGAATAGTGCTATTTTCATAGGAGGAAATAGAACACCAAATAATAGTCAGGTTCCAGGATTTTCCGGTTTTATTGCGAGCGTGGTATATAGTCCCAACGTATTTAGTCCAAAAGAAGTATGGGATATTTACTCTAGAGGATACACGAATTCTGCATTTGACTTGAATGCTCTCAAGCGTTATAAAATCGAGTTAGCATTCTTGAAAGATAACTCGGTTATGAAGAGTTTCAGCATTTAGATAAAACAAAATTTAAAATAGGAATAATTAATAATTAATCATTAATCGTTGTCTGATTAATTATTTTATTAAGTATAGTTATTTTAGTATAGTTATTAACTACTGTATAGTTATTAACTACTGTATAATTATTAACTACTGTATAATTATTAACTACTGTATAAATATTTTATATTTATTATATACATATAAATATAATTATAAATATAAATGGAAAAACAACCATCATCATTAAAAAGTGAAAGTTTTGAAGATTCGCTCAAAAATTTGATACCTGGCAAATCTGAAGCATCTCCTGTTCCTGGTGCTAACACGGGTGTAGGTATGAACGCTAATGCTGAACCAAACATCAACGCAGGAACAGCTTCGAAATCTAGTTTCAAAGATTTTAGTTCCGCAAGTGTTGTCGAAGGTTCTAAAGATTTTTTAGAGTCGAATAGTTGGGTTGCAAAGATTGCTTTTTTACTAATGGTTATCATAGGCTTTGCTATTCTATTTCGACTAATGGTAGCTTTTATTAGTTGGATATTTTCTCCCAGTGGTAAAGTCGTTTTAGTAGACGGTTATATAAATGGTTCTGATTCTACAATAATATCTCAAGACCCTAATATTAAAAAGTCTATTACTGTTGTCCGCTCTATCAATGAAAAAACTGGTGTAGAATTTACATGGTCAGTATGGTTATTTTTGAACGGTTTTACAAACGATACTCAATATCATCATGTATTTAATAAAGGAAATAAAGAACCAAATAGTGAGGGTATTGTTTCCCCGAATAATGCTCCTGGTTTATATATAAACCCTAAGTATGATGGTATTCGTGTAATAGTGAATTCGTTTAATGACCCAATGAGCGATGTTATAGACATAAATGACTTACCTATTGCGAAATGGATGAATATTATAATACGAATACAAGGTAAGAATTTAGATGTGTATGTAAATGGACGTTTAACGAGGCGACGCATTATGAAGGATGTTGTAAAACAGAACTACGACGACGTAAATATTTGTTCCTATGGTGGATTTTCTGGGTATTTATCAAACCTCACATATTATAACAATGCAATAAGTATTGCAGAAATACAAGATATTCTTGTATCTGGACCTAACATGAAGTCAGCATCTAAAAGTTTTGATGGTAACTTTAATAGACCACGCTATTTAGCAGATAGGTGGTATTTTGACCAAAACGATGTACCATTAGTTAACTAAAACATATTAAATCTAGTACCACCTGCTGCATATGTTTTGGGGTTTCTATAGTTGTTAAATGGCGCATCATTGTTAAAACAAAGTATGATGGGTTTACCGGGAACATCTGAACTACTCGATGAGTTGCACACAATTGGAGAAGGTATAGTCTGACATGTTAAAGTATTATTAACAATTTTCAGTCCTACACCATCTTCATTATTTATATTTGTAGTATTATCGTATGTGTACAGTTGTGACTGAGATGCCCACGCCATTTTCCTCGTAAGTTCATTTCTCGACGCCATAGACCATAGTATTGCTTTTGTATAATTTAGTCTCCCATTCACCGGACATTGCAAAACACTGGCTTTCCGTTGCATGTCATAACTTGTTTCCTGTATACTGTTTGAATCTATTTTAAAACTAGTACAATTTGGTGCAAAACGAGACCATAATCGCGTAGGTAGATTGTTATTAAATGGCGTGGCTTGTGAGATATTTGAGGGTAGGCTATTACCAAATCCGTTTGTAGCATATACTTGGAAACAATATGTAACACTATTATTGACAACAGCTATTGTTTCAAAGTTGGCTACACTATAACTTGTGGCTGCTCCTCTATATAAGACCATCCAATCTCCAAATCCGCCTACTTTATATTCGAGGGTGTATGATGTTGCTGTTGCAGAACTATTCCATGTAAAAGAAACAGCCCCTCCGTTGGTAGCTAGTGCTACTAAATTTGTTGGTTGAGGTGGCACAGACATTGTTTTTTATTTATGAATATTATAATATACTCTTGTATTATAATATTGTGTTATAGTTTCAAAAATATAAATGATTTACTAGACCTACGCCCTAAGACGAGGATTTACACACACTTCCATTGTTGGAAAAATATCACCCGACATACATTTCATATCCCTTGTAACTTTAATACAACTTCTAAATCCTCTATCTTCGCCTATATAACAGTAACCTGAATTTGTTCTTGGTATTCGTACTCTACCCATAGCATCATAAGACGAGCGATTTTGATTTTTAACAGCATACTTTAACGCATTTCTTATAGATTCTTGTCTTTGTTTTTCACGTGTTGTTTCTTCTTGATAAGGTGCAGGCGCTGATGCAGGAGGACGTGCCGATTCTCCTTTATTTACTAACGGTGTTCGCCTTTCGTGTGGTTGAATAGGTATAGGTTTTAAATTTGGGTCACGCTGTGGACGAGCCGTAAATACAAGTTTTTGAGGTGGTGGTGGTGTAGGCAGCGTAGGCAGCGTAGGCAGCGTAGGTGATTTAGTATTTGGTGGTAGCGGTGTAGGTCTAGTAGTTGCAGGTGTCGATGAAGTTGTATTTGGAGGTGTTGTCGTCACAGGTTTTGTGCCAACATTTTTGTTGAGTTGGTCGATTGTATTTGTACCAGTTTTGGATTCTTTACCTGGAAGTGTTCCGGTGCTTCGGTCTGCTACAACCGGTGTAACTTTCATTATACCGGTAGATACAAGCAGAGGTACAATATTTGTATCATAAAAGTTTTTAATAAATGCTACAACATTATCTAAATGTCCTGTTAAGTTAAGAATAAATATAAGAACTATGATTATAACGATAAATACTCTAAATAAGAACCATAAAGTTGAAGAAAGTGAAGAAGAAGATGCTTCACTAGAAACAACCACTTCTTCTGATGGAGATAAAATCGTTAACAGTTTACCCGATTTAAAAGTTATTCCTTTGTCTGCATCTTTATCTTCATCCATATCAGCTCCATTCTTTGCATTTGAGTCTTCTGGAATTTTAATGTCATCGCGTTTACTTAAAAAACTAAAAAAGGAAGATTTCCCTTCCTCCTTCCCCTCTTCCTCCTTCTTGAGTTGTTCTTCTCCGCCTTTTAATATACTAAGCGACCTTTTTAAAGAATTAGATTTGGATTTTGGTTTTAGTTTCATATTTGGTTTAGGTTTTTCTTTCATCATATTAAAATATAACTATAAAATATTTAATTAAATCATTTTTTTTATTATTCATATTTTTATTATTCATATTTTTATTATTCATATTTTTATTATATATCATAATACTATACTAAAGGTTTATAATACATTAAATGAACTCTTTTGTTGTATCTTCTGTACTGTTGGTTCTCGTTGACTCTGTTTATTTATATTTTATTGGAAAGCCTATATTTGATAAAACGGTAGCAGCAATTCAAAATTCTGCCCTTGTTGTAAATATGGCACCTGCCATTTTTACATATATTTTGATGGCGGTTTTGCTTAACTATTTTATTATATCTGCAAACAAATCACCATTTGATGCTTTTATACTGGGATTCTGTACATATGGTATATTTGACTTTACGAATATGGCAATTTTCAAAAAGTATAACTTGAAGACAGCAATTACTGATACATTGTGGGGTGCAATATTGTTTTTTACTGTTACTACGATTACGTATTATGTTAAAAAATCAAAAATATTTTACTAATCATGTTTACAAAAAACAAGGTATCTTATTCTCACGACTCATTCAACATAAAGTCAAATTTATTCATTAACAGTAACTTGTCAATTGACTTTTCTAAAGAACTTTTTCGGAAGTCCGTCATTAAGTAATCTACTTTAGGTCCTATTTCATTTTTTTTTATTTGTTTGTACACTGCATTGATTTTTTTTACAACAGACTCTACTAAATCTTTATCTTTTGTTATTTCTATTTTAGTATCATATTTTTCGGTTAAAATAGAAATTGCGTAGTATATCAAGTAACGCCGTTTTTTTTTAACACCTGGTGTATATTTTAAACAGTACAGTTTTAATATGCTATTCAATATTTTTACTTTTATATTATCCTCATTTTTTGAGTTATTAAGTATGATTTCCCATAAAATCCATATAGGGTCCATCTGAAATTTTTCATCAATAGGTATGTTAGTTCTGCGTTCACATAAACATTTCTCTTTTTTTTTAGCGCAGATTTTTTGAAATTCCATTATCCACTCTACCCAAAAACACGCCTGTAGTGCATTGTTTGACTCCGGCGATATATGATACGCAAACTCGTTAATAGCAATAAATAACTCTTTAGGATCATCTTTTCGATAAATAGACTGAGCATATGACATAGATGGTGCTTTCAACTTATTTGACATATGTGTTATGTCGTATTCTTCTTCTTTATTTATTTTGATACCCTGAAAACAGTGTTTTTTGTTACTAGAACACAAAATACAAATTATTTCGGCAAACATGCTTCTTATTTTGGGGTTATTTCTTAGTCGTAGTATGTCGTCTCTGTATCCAGAAGATATAATTGATTTAAAATTTTCATATCGCATTTCAAGGTATATTGCTAGTTTTGGATTAGCTAAATGGATATGTTTTCCTAAAAATGTTAGTATAATATCCCATAGGTCTAAAAATTGCCCAGCACAAATAAGTTCAGAACTCCAGTTACACGCGTGTTCAATTTTTCCGTTTAGCATTGAGTTTAGTAATTCTTTTCTGACATCCGTTTTTTTGTATTTTGAAAATGATTCTCCTTTAAATTCGGAGATTGTTCTTATATCATTAATTTGAAATTCGGTTTCCATATACTATTTTTTCTATAAAAAATATATATTAATAATACATATAAATAATACATATAAGTAATGACATTTATTGACACAGCAGTTAATAGAATAAATACTTCTTCATGTTGGGTAGTTATGATGGTATTTTTAATTATCCTTGTATCTATTGTATACATCTATCGCCTATTCTTTTTAGAGACAACGTCTAAAGAAAGTGATTCAGCAGGAAATAAAGAAGGGTTTACTATAAATAAAGAGTTTACGTTAAAGGCTGGTGAAGACTCTCTTGACGACTTTTATGCGAGAATGTATGAACGGTTATTTTATAGTGACCTTCGCGATGATTATGAAGTTGGCGTTATTCTAAATAAGGCTTCTCCTGTTATGCGGACCGATGCTTTAGTTATTGGTTCTAAGACTGGTAAACATGTCAATACACTTAGTTCGAAAGGGTATAATTGCTATGGTATGGAAAATTCAAATGATATGGTAGCGTTTTCTTCGAAAAAATATCCGGATAGTAGGTTTGTTTTAGGAGACGGAACAAACCAGCTTACGTTTGATGCCGAGAAATTTACACTTATTACATTGTTGGATTTTACGATTTATACGATTTTAAATAGGCGAATGTTGTTTGAGAACTGTTATAAGTGGTTATCTCCGGGTGGATTTTTAGCGATTCATTTAATAAATGTTGGAGGTTTTTTTGACTCACAGACTTATGGAGCAAGAGAGCGAAGACTATCACCAGCTGTTACGCGTTTATTCAACAGCAGTCATGTTAATAATGCTTTAGGAAATAATGATGCAATTATAGATGACATCATATACAAATCGGACATGGTTATGAATGATCCTGAAGTTATAGAGTTTCGTGAGATATTTAAAAATAGGAAAAATGGTAAAAAGCGGCAAAATGTACGCAAATTTACAACGCCTGACCAAACTGTTATTTTAAGTGAAGCAAAAGATGCCGGGTTTAATATGTTGTCGCAGGTTGACCTGCTTCCATTTGATAGACCATTCCAATACATATACATATTGTACAAACCTGCAAACTAACCAGTGCAACCTTGCGACCTCATTATGACAAGACATGCATGCATGCTATTAAACATGTGAGATGTAAGAGATGCGGTGAGATTTGCGTTTATTCGTAATTCAAAAATCAATAATTCAATACTTCAATACTTCGTATGTGCAAAGGTTTTTATACTTTTTTGTTACCTACTGATTTAGTATAATACAAACCTATTTAAATAATATTGTATATTATTTAATAAAATGGATACCATTATGGATACTACTAACGAAACCGACTTTGAATTTATTCGTACAAAAACTGTTGCTGAATTAAAAGATATCTGTAGAGTAAATAGTATTTCCGGATTTAGTAAGTTGAGAAAAAATGAATTATATGATTTATTAATAACTTATTATAAAGAAAATCCAGAACAGTTAGAAAAAGATTTACAACTAGAAGAACAAAACAGTATAAATAATGAAACTTTACTTAATAATTTAATAGTTGAACCACAAAAATCAATTCCACAAGTGGTTACACAAGTAGTTCCACAAGTGGTTCCATACTATATACAAGGTCCTGTTCAAGAAGTTGTTAAAAGAGTAATCGTGCAACATGTGCGAGCTCCATTCGTATCAACACAACCTTATACAATCCAACCAAACCAAAATGTAACCAAAGCACCCAAGGCAACCAAAGCACCCAAGGCAACCAAAGCACCCAAGGCAACCAAAGAACCCAAAGCACCAAAGGCAACCAAGGCACCCAAAGAACCCAAGGCAACCAAAGAACCCAAAGCACCAAAGGCAACCAAGGCACCCAAAGAACC